GCGGTTATATGCTCCGCAAAGCCCGCATGGGCGACCACGCAAGAGCCCTCGAGGAGAGGACCCTTTACGTGGGGGCTGGATCGAGTCACCTCTATAGATAGAGTGTAGAAGACTAAATGGCAGGTTATCAGGTTAACGCTCGTAAGCGCTACCATCAGAACGCTCACTGCGACCGGTTGAACCGATAACAGCGAGGGCCCCTCCGGTCTGATAACAGACCAAGGCTCCTCCCCCATAAAGGCCTTCCTTTAACAGCCGCGTAACTTCATTGTTGATGAAGTTCTGCGCTGCGAAGAACTCTAAAACTTTACTCCTATCAGTCCAATTAAGGGCTGAGAGTGAACCTATATAGGTTGAAGAGACCTCCCTCATTGCGGCATTACGAGCAGCTTGCTCGGAGATGTCGAATGGGTCTACTCCCTCAAAGGCTTTCGAATCCCATCTGACCGAGATATTAATCTTGGACAGTGGGTTCAGCGTGGCCCAAAGCCCCGGGCTCAACAGCATAAGTGGCATCGACAAGAGTGCCATTGCTGGCCCTCGTCCGAGGATTGGATAGGTGATCCATTTAGAAATCACCTTCTTTTCCGCAGCCGATGTGGTATCCACCGCTTGGCGTGCTTGCACTATCGTGTACGCGCACAGCGCGTGATACACGACTAGATTCAGCAAGTCAGGAGAACAGCTTCTGTGGTAGGCAGCGATCCAGGCTGCGACGCGAGTCGCTAACTGGCCACTACCCCAGAGCCCTCCTGTAGGACCAAGAGCCAGCAAACTCACCACTTGAGGGTCTACTCGGACTTTACGTCTGAGTATACCCATAAGAGTGATGAGATCTTTCATCTGCGAAGGGAGAAAGCCAAAGCTTTTTGTAACGAGCTCGTTAACGACTAGCGGTATGAAACGCAAGTTCCGTATCGCAACGAGGATTAAACCAGGACCTAAGGGACTAAAGTCTCCTAAGTCAGGGTGAAACCAACGCTTAGCGAATTCCAGACATCCTTTCTCTGACACGAGCGACTTGCTCATGTTGATAGGGACACCTAGGTCCGCCATGGATCTTTGGTACTCCGTAGCTACCACCTGGTCGAAGATGACTACGTCGTCTCCGAGCACAGCATAGTAGGGGAAGAAGTGCCTCCAACCCACTCGATAGGCCGACACTTGTATTATCACGTGGTGTGACAACGCAAGCATCGCCCATGAAGAATATGCGCCCATCGGTTGCCCGACGGCATACTTAATCGGT